TTGCGGACCTACACAGACGACAAGGAGCTTATCTTACCCGAGAACTACAGCATTGAGAACGCCTTGAAGTCTGCCTGGCTGGCGCTCCAGGAGACAGTTGATAGGGATAAGCGCCCGGTTCTCCAGGTGTGTTCTCAAGCTAGCATAGCAAATGCCCTTCTCGACATGGCTGTCCAGGGGTTAAACCCTGGCAAGAATCAATGCTACTTCATTGCATATGGGAAAAAGCTCATATGCCAGAGGAGTTACTTTGGCACCATGGCAGTAGCCGAGAGGGTAGCGGGGGCAAGTGATATTTGGGCTGAGGTCGTTTATGAAGCGGACGAGTTTGAATATACGATCTCCCACAATCGAAAGAATGTGTCCAAGCACACGCAGAAGATAGGGAATGTCAAGCCAACGGCCATTGTAGCTGCTTATTGTGTGATTAAGTTCAACAATGGTAAGCCTTCGTTTACTGAGATTATGACCATTGAGCAAATAAAAAAGGCATGGGCTAAATCGAAAACGGACACTGATGCGCCTACTTCAGTTCATTCTCAATTTCCCGAAGAAATGGCGAAGCGCACCGTAACCAACAGGGCTTGCAAGGCGCTTATCAATTCTAGTTCGGACAGCAATCTATTCCTGGAGCATTTTAACCGCTCAGACGAAGAGCAATCTACTATTGAGCTCGAAGCTGAGATTGAGGAAAATGCCAACCAGGACGTTATTGACGTGGATCCTGAGACTGGGGAGGTTGTCGGGGAGCAACCGGGAGAGACAGGGGACCCGAAGTCCTCAAAGCCGAGCCGCAATCCCGTGGGCCTTAAAACAATAGAGGCTATGCTGAAGGCATGTTTTGACGACTTCGGCTTGCAACCAAAACAAGTGCTGGCTGAGCTCGGGGTTGAAACTCAGGCAGCGATAACGGAAAGTCCGGCAGATTGCTACACACGGGTAGCGGCAGTCAGGGTAGGGTCTGCGGCGCCCCAGGAGGAGCCTGGGTTTTAAGATGGAAATAAAAGTGCTGGCTTCCGGGAGCAGTGGTAATGCTTACTTTGTGAGCGATGGCAAAACGCCATTGCTCCTGGAAGCCGGTATTTCATTTCGCCTCATTCGGCAAGGCTTAAACTTTGAAGTATCCCGGCTGGCCGGCTGCCTTATCTCGCACGAACACCAGGACCACGCAAAGGCAGCACATGAGGTTATGAGGGCAGGCATAGACTGTTATATGAGTCGCGGAACTGCTGAAGTGCTTAAACTACAGGGGCATAGGTTACATATCATTGAGGCATTGACGCAATTCCATATCGGCACCTGGGTAATAAAACCCTTCCAGATGCACCACGGCGCCGCTGAGCCCCTCGGTTTTCTAATGGCTAACCAATTCCACGAGAAGCTTCTTTTCGCTACTGATACGGCTTATATTCCCCACAGATTTGAAGGGCTAACGCACCTTATGGTTGAGGCAAATTATAGCTCGCCTCTGCTCAAGGATAACACCCCTTCATCAGAGCTAAGGCAGTCAATTCTTCAGAATCACATGAGCCTGGAGACGCTGGTTGAGATGCTCCGGGCAAATGATTTGAGCAAGGTCGAAGAAATACACCTGCTCCATCTGAGTGGTAGTAACTCTGATGCAGATATGTTCAAGCGAAAGGTGCAGGAAATAACAGGCAAACCGGTTTATGTAGGATAACAAATCTTAAAAGGAGGTAACCAATGGCAAAAGTAGAGGTCAAGGTCAAAACAAACAAGCTGGAGACAAAAACCAAGATTGTCGAGGAAAAGGCTGATGGCGAGGTTATTGACCGCGACATCGTTACTTCGGTAACGATAGAGTATGTCGGCGTCCCTGGCAAGATGGATGATGTGCTGCACACACTCCGGGCCGGCCACGAAGTTGATGTGACCTTCAGCAGCCCGCAGCAAAAACTTCCCCTGGAAGAGACGAAAGAGCCGGCCGCCGTAGAGAGCTAAGAGGATTCCCAGCCACCCTATTTCGTGAGGATAGGGCGTTACCAGTGTAGGATGTGCGCCAAGCAGTTAGTTGTCGTGATAGCCAGCAAAGCGCTAGTTGGCAGGCAACGGCGGTAGCAGAAAGTCACCTGCTGCTGGCTGGGGGATAGATTTAAGGAGTCTAAGATGAAAGCATTAAGTATTAGGCAACCCTGGGCATGGCTAATCTGCAAGGGAATTAAAGATGTAGAGAATCGCACCTGGCATATTCACATGCCACCGCTTTTGAATTATCCCGCCACCCCAAAGCGAATTTATGTTCACGCAGGTAAAACATTCGATGATACAGGCTGGGATTCCATCCATGCGAGAGTATCAGATGAAATTTGGAGAGAGATATGGAAGAGTGCGAACTTTACTACCGGCTTTTCAATCTTCAAACTTGGTACCATTATCGGCGAAGTTGATATTGTCGGCTGCAAATATCACTATGGCGAAGAAAACGATAATCTTTACTCAGTCTGGCATGAAATTGGTATGTATGGCTTGCTACTGGCTAACCCTGTGCTTTATGACAAGCCGATACCATGCAAAGGGAAGCTCGGTTTCTTTGAGCCAGATATTATTTTCAGCAGGAAATGAGATAAGGAGGAGATATGACAGTAGAAAAAGCCATCAAGATAAATCGTGAGTTGGTCAAAACAGGTAACTACGATGTTGACCCGAAATTCACAAAAGCCATCAAGCTTGGCATCGAAGCTCTGAAGCGAGAGCAATGGCGAAGGGCAAGATACGCAAATGACCCCATTCAGCTACTACCAGGCGAGACCAAGGAATAGAAGGTAACCCATAAGAGCCAGAGTGAAGATGATTACCAGGAGGGAGAATGAATAGAGCAAGTTCGGCAACTGGATGGGTGAGAAATCCCATTATGAAATCGCCAAATTTAGACCCCACACAGGCAAGCAATTATGAGCTAGGTTGGACACTTAATCCTATCACCGGCTGTCTAAATAATGACAACGGCTTATGCAAAGGCGGGGGCTTTCCCTGCTATGCCTATAAACTAGCGCATACGAGATTGAAGCAGAGGTATTTGGCGAACAAGAATTATATTACTTGGCGAAATACGTCAATAGATTTCTATGACGACAAAGACAAAGGTGGACAGTTCTACAAAGCAGAAATAGATGCTCCCATAGACCCCTTCTATCCCCGCTTTTGGGAAGAGAGGGTAGTACCTCTGCATATTCCAAGAAAAGCTGACTCGCCGAAGAAGGGTATTTTTGTTTGCGATATGGGGGAACTCTTTGGCAACTGGATACCCAAAAGTTGGCAGGAGCAAGTATTCAATGCCATTAAAGCCAATCCTGATTATCGCTTTTACCTTCTCACGAAGCAGCCTCAGAACCTAATCAAATTCTCACCCTTCCCCGATAACTGCTGGGTGGGTGTGACGGCTACGAGGCGTTCAGATTTGAAAGCTGCGTCATACCATTTGAAAAACATAGAGGCGCAGATTAAGTATTTATCCCTAGAACCTCTACTGGAGGAACCGCCAACTGCTACGCTTTACAGCCTCTTAGAAAAGCACATAATTAACTGGCTCATTATCGGTGCCTGCACCGGCACGGCTGATGATGTGGCACAGCTTTGTAGTAAATACCCTGGGCTTGGCTGGCATAGACTCAACTCTACCAAATATGTAGCCTTGCCTAAAATCGAGTGGGTTCGTGAGATAGTTGAGGCTGCGGATAAGGCGGGCGTGAAGGTCTTCTTGAAGGATAACTTGAGGATTACGGCTACAAGTGACGGCAGATGGCAGGGATTTTGGAGACAAGAACAAAGAGGATGGAAACTAAGGCAGGAGCTACCAGAGATAAAATGAAGACAGCTATTACTGAAAGAGAGGAGATGACAGATGATAAAGATTTGGATGACTGAGAAGCCTTGGTATCGCGAAGTGAAGCCTATACGGAAGGTGGTGATTCCAGGCTATGAGGAATATGAGTTCTATGCCATACATGACATTACATTCAAGAGCAAGGTCTGCATAACAGAGGCTAGAACGGGTGAGGCAGTCGGCGTAGGTGGGACAAGTGCTAAACGAGCAATTGCCAATGCTGTAAGGTCATTGGAAAAGTACACGAAGGAAGAAATAAACGCCAAGATTGAAAACGCCTTAAGGCGACATCAATTGGAAATGGCTGAGTAGTAGCTAACCTTTTGAACAGATGAGGAAATACAAGAGATAAGATGAAGCCTTATTATCAGCATAACGGAATAAGTTTTTATCACGGCGATGCTCGGAACATGGCTCCTGAGATTATTCACCCCAACACCGTGGACCTGATATTCACTGACCCACCATATCAAAAGAAATATCTCTATCTTTATGATTGGCTGGCAGAGGAAGCTATCCGAGCTTTGAAACCTGATGGCTTCTTAATTGCCTATTCTGGAATCTTTTGGAAGCAACAAATCATGGAAGCACTGGGAAGGCAATTAGATTTTTTCTATGACTTCGTTTTAATACATAGAGGCACCACAACTATACTTTGGCCACGGCGAGTCATAACAGGCTATAAATCACTCTTATGTTATCGGCTCAAAAGCTCAAAGGCGGTCCCGAGAACTAATGTTTTAGGTAAATACAATGGTACTGGTGGTGACAAAAGATTCCATAAATGGGGGCAGGAAGCTAATACGGCTCGTTATTATATTGACTGCTTCACCCATGAGGGTAATCTTGTGGCCGATTACTTTCTTGGTGCCGGCACCTTTGCTGAAGTTTGCAAGGCACTTAATCGGGACTTTATTGGCTTTGAGATTGATGGGGATACTATCGCCATGGCTCGGGAACGGCTAAATGGAGCACTCGGGCCAAAAGAAAAAGGGCGACAGGAAGTTATGAGTTTTGAGGAAATACAAGAGCGAGAATAGATAATGGCTAGAACTCAGAAGGATATAGTTAATTACTTCCCGCATGATTCCAATGCCAGTGCCGGGGATACATTAACTGTCCTTCAAAGCCGGTACAGAAATGATGGTTATGCCTTCTGGTTCAAGCTCCTGGAGAAGTTGGCCTCCACTGAGGGGCACTTTCTTGATTGCAATAACTCTAACAGATGGCAATTACTACTAGCAAAAGCTGGTGTTGATGAAATAACTGGCGTAGAAATAATGAAATTACTTGTAGAAATGCAGGCCATTGACAAAGACCTCTGGGAAAACAAGGTAATTTGGTGTCAAAATTTGGTTGATAACATCAGTGATGTTTACAAAAATCGGCGCCGGGAAATCCCCCAAAAACCGATAATTACAAATAATAAAGGGATAACTACAGACAATAATGCTATTTCTACAGATGAAAGTACACAAAGTAAAGTAAAGGAAAGTAAAGTAAATAATATAGAGACAACAGACAGGGATGAATTATACAAAATCCTTGAAGGGACTAAGGGTTTCCCAAAATATACTCAGGAAAATATCTGGAAATTAGAAGACGTTATGAAAGATTACCCTGGGCTCAATTATCTATTAGAGTTTAAGAAGTTCCGGGAATACTGGAATACTCGGCAGCTAAAAAGACCTTTCTTGGCGCTGCGAAACTGGCTTGGTAAAGCAAAGGAGAGAGATGGGCAAACTGGAAAAACTAAAAGCCGGGGACTTCCCGCCCGTGAGAGCTACACACGGGGGCCAGACTATGGTGATGACTGACGAATTCGCAGGGCAGCCATACAAAGCATTGCCCGATTGCCCGAAATGCGGTGGCTGTGGCTTTGTCTATCCAATAATCGAAGGAAAACCGGACTTTTCCCGGATAATTCCCTGCGGCTATCCCGGGTGTTTGAGGGACCAGGCCAGGGCATATAAACAGAACCTTATGATAGAAGCCAGTGGCGTGACTGGGAGGGAGCAGACCTTTGAAAACTTCGATGCCACAGTGTCCGGAGTAGCGAAGACATACAAGGCGGCAACTAAGCTAGCTGAAGGCCTGGGCGATGTCAAATGGGTGCTTCTCTATGGTGGCGTGGGCAACGGCAAAACGCATCTTCTAAATGCAATCGCTAACCGGTGGATAGAGCGCGGCTGCCTAACCCGGTTGGTGATGATGGCCGAGCTATTATCTGAGCTGCGTATGGCCATGGAAACTAATCAGGTTGAATTCAAGTTGAAGGAACACAAGGAAATACCCTACTTGATAATAGACGAGTATGGCTTGGAGCTCGGGACCCCGTGGGAAAAGGAGAAAATAGAGGAATTACTGGCCGCCCGGTGGAACCGGGGGTTGCACACGGTAATCGCAACCAATCGGGACATTGAGGATTTACCACTTCGTCTTAAAAGCAGATTCTTAGACCGCATTTTATCCCGGGCTGTGTTGAACGAAGCCAAGGATTACAGGCTGACAAGGGGCAGAAAGTAATAATGGCGAGGTTTATTAGCGGATGTTCAAAAACCTGATAAAACTTAACATTTTCAGGACGCTTTCCTCTGTAAAACAGGGAGGGACAGAGAAATGAAAGAACCTACCAAAGACAGGATTAGCCGACTCCAGACGCGGAAGCAGGAGCTCCTGGGCAAAATAAAGGCTCTCAGGGCCAGCTCAGTGAGAAACGCCGGGCATAAGATAAGCAGGCTGGGCGACCAGGTTTTGAGGATCGGCGAAAGGATTAACAAGTTAAAGGGGGTGAACAATGCCAATAGCTAACTACACTACGGAAGTAACAGCCATGCAATCTATCGGTGAAATCCAGGGGATGCTAGTGGCTCATGGCGCTAGGCAGATTTTGATTGCTTATGGCGATAAAGGCGAGCCGGTAGGTCTGGCGTTTATCATCAATACAAACTATGGAGATACTCCGTTCCGGCTCCCCGCCAATGTGGAAAAGGTTGAGGCGGTCCTTCTCCAGCAACTAGCATCTTCAAGCCGTAGGCAATGGGATACAGAGTATCAGGAGCAACGGAAGGCCAAGATAAAAAAGCAGGCATATAGGGTTGCCTGGAGAATCCTTAAAGATTGGGTGCGGGCGCAAATGGCAATCCTGGAGGCCGAGTTGGTGACCATAGACCAGATATTCTTGCCGTATATGGAAGTAGGCCAGGGCAAGTTGCTCTATGAGGTTATGCAGGACCACCGCTTTCAAATATCAGGAGGGCAACCATGAAAGACCAAGTAGTTGAGATAATAGGACGGGGACACTACGGGCTTTATAACTGGGAAAGGATAAAGTTCGGGCAGTTCCCCGATGTCTCCCTGGAGGACGCCCAGTGGGTGTTCGATACGGCTGAGGAAATCCACAAGATGCTCTTTCCTGGGGGGAAGAAGCCACCTGTGCTGGACAAATTAGACAAGGTAATTGAAGGCTGGGAGTATATTGTAGGGCATGAGAAAGGAACTATCAGCAAGACTTTGATGGAACAAATTATCACGACCATTCAGTTGCTTCATGGCTATAGACGGATGAAGGTTGATGTAGTAAAGGAAATCATAGAGTTCCTAGTTAAAGAAGGCGAGCAGGGGCTTTTGACTAACTTAAATAAACTGGCTAAAAAGTATGGCGAGGAAGTGAAGATTGACACGAACGATTGACCGCATCCCCGTCACTGAGGCGGACCTGAGAGAGCAAATCAGGACCCTCTGTAAGCTCTTCGGTTGGAAGATGTATTTCACCTGGCGAAGCATACACTCCCCGGCAGGCTTCCCGGACTTAGTGCTGGCAAACCCCGAGCAAAAGCGGGTTATCTATGCTGAGCTCAAGAGCGAGAAGGGCAAGCCTACTGAGAAGCAGCAAGAGTGGCTTGATGCCCTGCGGGAGTGTGATCAGGAGGTTTATGTTGTTCGCCCATCTGATATAGAATGGTTTGCAGGAGTGTTAAGGTGAATATCAATGAGATATGGAGCAAAATTGAAATTACCGATAACTGTTGGAATTGGATTGGTGGTAAGCATAAAGGTGGTTATGGGACACTAATTGTTGATGGCGTAGCGGTTCAGGCACATCGTCTTATGTATGAACTCTTTAAGGGTAAAATCCCTAAGGGTATGTGCGTATGTCACTATTGTGATAACACATCTTGTGTAAATCCATCACACCTTTTTCTAGGCACACGAGCTGACAATAATAGAGATAGAGCCAATAAAGGTAGGACTAGGGCAAATGTTGGGCAGACAATGAAGCTCCATCCTGAAAGGCGGGCAAGAGGTGAGCGGCAAGGGAGTGCTAAATTGGCTGAATCCGATGTTAAGAGGATTCGGGAATTATATACAAATGAGGGGATTAGCCAACGAAAATTGGGTAGGATGTTTGGAGTAGGTAAAACTTGTATTGGCGAAATTGTCAGAGGGGAGAACTGGAGACACATTTAATAGGAGCCTAAATGCCAGACCCATTGATTAACGATGGCCACGGGGTTACACTCGTTACCATGAAGGTTACACCCCTTCAGAGAGCTTTCCTTGAGTATTTACGTCAACATCCGTATATTACTTTTGAGAAGCTCAAGGTGCATGAGGGTGTACCACTTGAAGCCCAAGTTAATAGCGGGTTTGGCACTGAAACAATAAGATTTGATAAGATAGCTAAAGAGAGCGGGCTTATAGATTAACAACTGAATAAAGCGCCTCAACTAAGCGCATTAGAAGGGCGGAAGTTTTAAGAGGAAACTCTTAGCTTCTGCCCTTTTTGTTAAAGAAGATGCCTAAGATATGGGAATGTTTGAGCGAAGAAAGCCGACCATTATGGCCTGCGCTCTACGAGTATTTCACAGAAAAGGAATGGGATACACCTGAGAAGGGCAAGCGGGCAATTCAACTTGAGCCCAAGCTGGAAAGCACCGAAGAGATAAGTCGGCAGATGCGGGAGAAGCCGAACTATACAGTGGAGAAGCAGGAGAGGGACCGGTGACCGAGTTCGGGGACTGCCACGAGTGCCGGAGCTGGAAGGGCTGCCCGGGTAAGGAATGGTATCACTACGGGGAAATTAGATGGTGTCCTCAGCAGTCGTTCTGGCTATTGAAGTATGCCGACATTCTCCATACTGGGCAGTGGCCGGTTCCTGATGCCACAGCCCCAGGCGGGATGCGGGGGCAAGCAGTGAAAGAGGCAGCATACACCAAAGTAGTGCTCGCCATAGCGGAGATAGACCGCCGGCTGAAAAGAACAGGATGGCGGGGCAGGCTGCTGGCTGAGGAGTGTAAGAACCGGGACAAGATGATTTACCTGAGCGATGACGCTAGGGATGCACTTTATTATGTGGCCGGCTGGAGCCCAAAAAAGATGAGTTTCCAGCAGTGGTTAGCGGCACGACACTATCGCTTGAAAAGGAGGGTAACGCAATGAGGGTTGCAATTCAAATCCAAGAAAGGGACAGGCGCAAAAGAGAGAGGCTAAAGATGCGGGGCATGAGGCAACCGAAGGGCACAAAGCCGAGGGAGTTTCGAGTATCCGGGGTGCCGGCCTGGAAACCGATATGGCTAGGGGGTAAGCCCCGGCTCGGGTCCAGAAAAGGTAACTGGCTGGCCAGGGGTTTGAAGAGGCTATGGACCTGGCTCAGGGTCATAAAAATATCACTTTTCTGGGGCTTGACAGGGCGCTGGGCATCGTGATATGCTATTGACAATGTGGGCGTTCATACGCCCTCAAGTCATTTTAGTTAACTTTTCGGTTAATTTTTTCCTTAATTTAGTCAGTATTGCGGGTAGGATAAAAAGCTAAATCGCCAGTTTCATACGCTGGAGGACTCGGTTCGATTCCCAGACCCGCCACCAAGCATTCAGGCCACCTTTTCGGGTGGTTTTTCGCATTTAAGGGGGTAAACATGACTGAAGTTGAAATCATTGCGCTGGTGGGTATCTTCTTCGGCTGCTTCGCGAGAACGCTATTTCCTTTCCTGAAAAAGAGATACGAGGCAGCTCAGAGCGAGCAGCAAGTTAAGTGGGAACATCGCTATACCGTGACCATTATCTTTAATCTCTTCGTGGCGATGACAACTGCGATACTAATGCTCCCGGCATTTCAGATGCCACCAAGCGGCGTCTTCCCTGTAGCCTTCACCTTCGGATGGGCTTCTCAGGACATAATGAATAAGGTCGCCAAGTGAGGTAAACATGGCCGGAAGCGAAGTAGTGTATGGCTTTTGGGGAAGCATAAGTTGGGCTGCTATTTGGTTTGTCGCGGGCATCGGCTTGGGGATACTAATTAAATCGGTGCGGGATAAGCTGAGGTAATCATGGGAAATGGTTTTTTTAGCTGGTTTGATATTCACAACTTCCTTGACACTCATCAGGAATGGCACGCCCTTGTAGAAGGATTCTGTGAGACCTTCTGCTTCTGGCGGGCCAACTATGAGCCATCCAAGGAGCTGCTCAAAGACCTGAAAAGTGAGCACCACTACTATGCCTTCGGGCGTGTTCTTGGCTTTATATCATTAGTAGGATTCGGGTTATTGATAGTCGGAATACTCAGAGGTAAGGTTCTCAAATTCTTAGCAAAAGGATTAGGTTGGTAAGATGCCTTATGGACACTATATAGAAACAACTGATGGTAGGAAAATCTGGTTTGAGGAAGGATGCGAGTATTGTCATATGTCTTCAACAGGGCAGCATGAATCTCATTGCCCGTATTTCCAGAAGCAAATGATTGAGGGTTATCAAATGAAACAGGAGCCTAAAAGACGAAATCTACATCGGAGTAGAAAATGGAATGGAACGATAGCTTGTACCTGGACTGAGGACAGCACAACTTTAGAGGAAGGATATGAGAACACAACTTACCCAGAAGCAAGAGACATTCTGCGTTAAATACTTTGAACTCCTCAACGGCACCGAGGCAGCTATACAGGCTGGTTACAAGAGAAAGACAGCAGCCGTTATAGCTTCAGAAAATCTAAGGAAGCCTAAGATTTGGGCTCGCATCCAGGCAATCCGGGATGAGGTTAAAAACGCTGCCGTAATGAGTGTCCAAGAGCGCAAGGAGAGGCTTTCTGAAGTAGCTCGGGCTCGATTAACTGATTTTATGGAACTAGGGCCAGATGGCTCCTGGGTGAACATCGGCCAGGAGACACCCCAGGGTGGCGCCATCCAGGAAATACACTCCCGAACTGAGTATGACGAGAAGGGTGCTAAACCGACAGTTCATACCTCAGTAAAGCTGCATGACCCGATGAAGGCGATTGACCTCTTGAACAAGATGGACGGGGTTTACTCTGAGTCCTCGATTATCCAGGACAACAGAGGGGACAGGATAGTCAACATAACCGTTGTAGATGGCGAAACAAAAAAGTTGATTACGCAAGTAGCTGAAAGGACGAAGCTGGTAACGAATGGAAGTAGATGTAAGGACGACAAAAGTCTTCAAGGCGATCCTGAAGGCCTGGGTGGAGGGAAAGAGAAGGGTTAAGCTCGAAGGCGGGACATGGAGCAGCAAGACCTATTCGGCTCTCCAGGCACTCCAGGTCATAGCCGATAAGTCGGAAGTCCCTCTGGACATTTCAGTCGTCTCAGAATCTCTGCCTCACTTGAAGCAAGGCTGCATCCGGGATTTCTTCAATATCCTGGGGGAGAGCAAAGACAATAACCCGTTCTATAACAAGACGGACCACATTTACCGTCACCCGGACTGGCAGGGTGTCTTTCAGTTCTTTGGAGCTGATGACGATAGCAAAGTAAGAGGTCCACGTCGGCATATCCTGTTTATAAACGAGGCCAACAACATACCCTGGGAGACGGCTAGGGCGCTAGACATTAGAACCGAGCTCTTCACTGTCTTGGACTGGAACCCGGTCGGGGAGTTCTGGGCACATGAGAACTGGCTTGAGGAAGAAGAAAATGCCTATGACCATTCCACTTACCTTGACGCTGTAGATGTCATCCCTGAGTCAAAGGTAGCGGAGATAGAGTCTTACCGGGATAAAGACCCGAACTGGTGGAACATCTACGGGCTGGGGCTGATAGGAAAGATAGAAGGCCTAGTCTATCCTCATTTCGAGCAGGTGGCCAGCCTTCCCCTGGGCGAGTTCTTCTACGGGATGGACTTCGGCTTTGCGGCCGACCCTACAGTCCTGGTTAAGAATGTGATACTGGGGGATAAGCTCTACTCGCAGGAGATATTCTACGACAGGACTGCACTCACCAATGACCAGATAGCCAGGAAACTGAGCCTTGCTGGTGTCGCCAGAGAGCCTATCTACCCTGACCCGAACGAGCCTAAGAGCGCTGAGGAGCTGCGCAAGTTTGGGTTCAATGTCATTGAGGCAGTCAAAGGCAAGGGCAGCGTTGAGTATGGCATACAGAAGGTCAATCAATTCTACCAGCACTGGACAAAGGACAGCGTAAACTGCATCAAAGAGCAAAGAAACTTCCGGTATCTCAAGGATAGGACCACCGGAGAACTCACCGACAGGACAACCCACACTTGGTCACATGGCATGGACGCCCGGAGATATGCCGTGGCAACGCATAAACTTGCTGGAGTATTGGGGAAAATACCGGTTTGGAAATATTAAGGAGGACAATATGGGCTTCATGGAGTATATCGGTAATATAGGAGGCATAGCGGGGGTTCTCGCTGTGCTTATGTTTTTTGTCTATCGGCAAGACCGCAAAGCTATGGAGGCTAGGCTCACGGGACTCACCGATGACTATAACAAAATGACTCAGGAACGCACCGATGCGTTAGTGAAGCACACGCAGGTTTTAACAGAACTCATTACTTGGCTCAAGGCTAAGAATGGACATTAGGAGCAGCTATGTCTGACGAAAGTAAAAAGGAATACCAGTTAGTTCAAGATAAGCTCAGAGAGATGAAGTCCCTGCATGACCGCATGGATGTGGATGAGAAGCTGTATCTCCTTGAGGCTTACGAGATGAAGAAGTTGGGTTCGACCGATAAAGAAAAGGATGTATCCAATGTTACCCTAAATGACCCTTTGCTATACGCTACAAAGGCAATAGGGATTCTGTCCAGCTATCAAAGGCAAACAGTCGTTAAAGGGAAAGATTTAACCCCCAAGCAGATTACCAAAATCGAGGAATTCCTTGACGATTTTTTTTATATAGTGGATGAATGGCTACCGAATCGGGGGATTGCGAGCCTGGACGCCTTTATCAATGAGCAGGTATGTGTCAGGGGAAGAATTCCTGCTAGGTCTTGCGTAAGATTTGATAATGAAGGTGGCATAATCCCCGATATTCTGCCAGTGGACGCAAGGTGGTTCCCATTTGATACTGACCATAACGGCATGATTTGGGGTGCTCCGATTACCAGCCGTTCAAAGGTTCAAATTGAGCGGGAATACGGCAAGGGACTCAATATTTCTCTGGAAGGCACTGACAACAAGATTACCGATTTATGGAACGCTGAGAGGGAATTAGTTTTTGCAGAAGATAAAGTAATCAAAGACCAACCGAACCCTTACGGCTATCCGCCGTTTGTCATTGCCAAGTGTCCCATCGGCTGTATGTTCAATACGGAAAATGCGGCGAAACATGACGGAGAGAGCATCTTCTGGCCAGACCGAAACCTCTGGGAATCAAAGAATGAAACAGCCACTATTTTGAAAACACTGAGCAGGAAGGCATTGAAGGGCGGGTTAGAGCTTCAGAGAGGCCCAAACAGCCCCGACAAAGGGCAGAAGCCGGCCGAATCTCCCTATCAAGAGGATGTGGTGATAGAGACTGAAATAGGTGGCGGCTTTAAGCAATTACCAGTGAATGACATCAAGAGTGCCACACGGCTACTTTACTCGATTGTGGAGGCCTGCTTGCAGAGGGGCGAACTAACACCGCTGGATTATGGAAGTCTCACCTTCCCGTTATCCTCAGTGGCGATTCTGAATCTCTTGGCTGCCAGAAATGACATCTTCGCGCCAAGGCTATCAACGATTGCATCATTCTATCAAGCTCTTTCAAGGATGATTATTAAACAGTGCATATCATCCGGCAAGACGATAAAACTAGGGCGGCCAGGGAATCAGAATACATATAGCCCGGGTGATTTGGAAGGTGAGTATTCTATCAATTATCAATTCTTCTTGTTATCGAAGGAGCAAACGGCTGCTGACCTCTCTATAGCTAAGACTGCTAGAGGGTTTTTGCCTGACAATTACATTCTACGGGAGATGCTGAAGGTGCAAGACCCTGATGGCCTAGAGCTTGAATTGAAAGCACAGCAAGCCGAAAACACGGACGAGATTTTCTTCCTCTATCGGAGAGCGATAAGTCTTGTTGATAAAGATAAGCCGACTTTGGAAGACCAGCTTGGAGCAGCCCTGCTAACGGAGAGGGCAGAAACTATTTACGCACAGAGGAAAGCACTAGGGCAGTTAAGTCCAATAGAAGGCAAGAGAGAACCTGAATCACAGAAGGAAGGGCTCTTACCTCTCTTTAGTAAAGGTGGTGGAGCTGGTGGTGGGAAAACACCAAAGCCTGAAGCTGAGGAGGCAGAAAGTGAGTGACCCACAGTTTAAGTTTACAAAGGATATGGTGAACGAGAGGTTCATCAGGATGCTTCAGGGAGGGGTAGAACAACCGAATAATCAGCCGACAAAGCCTAATATACTTCAGCTACTACGGGCGAAGAAGGAGCAAGGTAAAGGTAAATGGCCATTGACCTGAGTGCTAAGAATTTACTCCAGCAATTTGCACAATCGCAGCAGATAGAAATTGAAAGGCTGCTCAGCCAATACGGAACTTCTCTGGCTGAAATGCGGGAGATGTATCCCAAGCTAACGGGCGCTATTGAAGCAAGTAAGCTGGCGACCACTCTACCTACCCAGGAGCTATTCTTCACTCCCACTGAGGCTGCGGACATGGGCTTATCTCTTCAGGAAAACTGGATGCTCAAGTTCACCCCAAAAGAGGGTGACTATTCCATAAGCCTAATCACACCTGAAAAATGGGAGATTACCGAAGCTGGAACTTACATCTCACCCGAAGGTGCGGAATACAGCCAGGCTGACCTGGAGACACTCCTGAGCCCGCCGACCGGAGGCCTAGAAACCACACCCCAGGCACTAGCCATAGAAGATTTAACCGAAGAGGGAAAGGCTTTATATGGGGAATATCAGACCGGTGGCGGAGAGCTTGATGTTAGCGGCTGGCTGGATTTAAGGGAGAAACAGCAGCTAGAAACTGAGCAAATCTTCGGACAGGTCTTCCCTGAGCAGGATATAGGGGAGGTTTTGGGGTATCTTCAGACTAATCCTGAAGGCTTCCTCACTGACCTGCGGGAGATCGGTTGGACTGGGGAAACGGAGTCTCTGCTGAAAGCCCTCTACCCGGAGATAACCCAGGAGCAAATGTATGAGGTATTCGGGAGGCTGCCTGAGGTAGAGGAAAGCGGGGGAAAGAATGTCCTTGATACTCTGAGACTTGGGGTTATGAATCTTTGGTATGAGCTTAAGCAGGGATTTACTTCTTTGATACCGCAATTTGTTCTCTCTCATCTTGTCGAGCAGCCAGAAACAATTCCCTGGGCTACCAAAACAACTTCACCATTTAAGCCCTGGGAGCTTATGAGCGACCAGGAATTGCTGGCACAATACGGGACTATAACAGAACAGGGTCCCGAACTTGCCGGGGCACTAGCCACCATCAAGGATTTGCAGACAAGATATGAGAAAAACCAGGCAGAGATGCGGCAATGGCTGATAGCTCATCCAGAGCTTCAGACGCCGAAGGAGTGGGAAGGCAGCATTGTTGAGAAGATTAAGGAAGACCCGCTGCTGATTGTGCATGACCCCTGGTATATCGCCAATGTAGCTGCTGAATCGGCTGCTTTCACGGCTGCTTTTATGGGGACAAGTCTAGTTGTAGGGGCTGCGACAGGAAATCCTTTTATCGGGTTAGCTGCGGGCTGGGTGCTCACTACCCCGGCGATGGTAACTGACCTATACGAAGATTTACTGGCAAGTGGGGCAACTGAGGACCAGGCTCTACGGCTCGCTACACCTATCGGAGCGGTGATTAACTCAGTGGAAATAATGGGAGATTTGCCGTTTCTGAGGGCTGTATCCCCGGTATTTGCCCGGGCTTTCAGCCGGAATGTCAAAAGGGAACTCGTAAATCTGACCTGGAGGCAACTCGCAATAAAGGGATTGAAAACATTTACCGACATTGAAATAGCCGAGACTATGGAAGAGGTTGTGCAGCAAGCTATTCAAAACGCCACAGTCGCCACGATAGACGAGAACAGAGGGATGTTTGAGGGGATTCCTGAAGTTACCCTGAGAACGCTAGTTGCTATTCTGCCTCTGGCGATTATTGGTGGGGGAACTCATACCGCGCATCTCTACCGATTTATGAACTCAAGCCAGATGGCACAGATTAACGAGACAATAGAGAAACTCACACAGAACGGAGTGCCTAAAGAGCAGGCCGAGCTTGTGGCTATTGGGCAGGTATTGGAAACACCAGAGGGGCAAGAGGCCTTGAGTAAGGCAGTGGATGAGGTTAGTGCCTTGCCCGAGATACAGCGACAGGCGCAGACGGCATTAAATCAGATTCAATCTACTAATCCAGACCTCGTTGTCCCCGCGGGCGGAGACATGGGCCTGGGTGTAAAAGACCCCAGTAATATCATGGGGATGCCGGGAGAACCCGACACCCTCTTCCAGATACCCAGCAACGAGGAGATAAAAAAGGGCTTGATGGTTCCGAACTGGATTAGGACAGCCCTTGAAAAGACAGCCGAGATGCCGGGGATAGGGAAAATTCAGAAGACAATCCTAGGCTGGCGGTCCTCGCTCAAGATAGACAGCCAGGTGACCGAGGACATAGTGGGACGGATAGCCGTTACTTACAGGGCTATTGAGAAGATGGGGCAAAATGCCGCCAAGATAGAAACCGGCACTCTTAAAAGCATAATCGGCGACTCCGTAAGATACTTTGGCTTCAATGAAGCAGGCTACTCTTCCAAGATGGCAGGCCGGCTGCTTTCAGGTTATGAAAGTGAGCGCACTAATGCCGGCACTGTAGAGCATGTATTAACCCATCCTGAGATGTATGACTGGACAGACATGAGCCGCGGACTAGAGTATGTAGCCCGATTCAACAGGATAAACAAGGCGGTATCAACACTCCAGCAAAAAGAAGGCGTGGCGCCAAATGTCATCAACGAGGCGTGGATGCACAGGGTAGTAACTGGGCGAATGGTAGAAGGCGAGGTAACAGAGGCCAGAGGCAAGCCTGGGAGAGGCGGCAGGGCTGTCGGGGCCAAACCGTCTTATATGAAGCCACGCACCTTTGAGACAATGGCTGGGGGGATACAGACCGGCTTTATGTATGCGCCAAACCCCGAAGCATCTATCGGGACTTACATCGAGGAAACTTATAAGGCAGTGGCCAATAAGAGAGTCGAGGAACAACTACAGGAGTTTGGGGTTACTCCCTCGGAGAGGCTGGAGGAACGCTATCCTGAAGCCGTGGAACGGGCAGAGCGGACACAAGGGGACCTTGCCGATGCCGCCAAGCTGCACTCACTGGTTCTCAGGGCCAAGAGGGGGGAGATACTGCCAGGGCAAACCCTGAGAGCGATACAGAGGCGATTTCCTGAGCTTGGGGGAAGATTGAGAGCTTTAATAGGGGAAAAGTCATCGGAGACTCAGGCTTTACGGAACACCTTAAAGCAGATGCAGTCCTTTATAAAGTCGCTCAAGGCGGAAACGGAAGAAGCTATCAAGGCAGCCAAAGAAGTTCCTGAAATCCCACCCGACCAGAAGATACGACAGGCTTTTGAAGCTATGGAGTATGAGGACAGGCTAGCCTTCCGCAATACTATGGAGACTCAGCTTCAGGAGATAGGGCAGATGACTGGTGAAGAGGCAGCAGAAGTTGAGGCACTGGGAGAAACCCTGAAAACTGACCCAGTGGCCACTTTTACAGCCCAAATCGGCAAGCTAAAACGCCATCTGGATTATTTCCTGAAACAAGGTGAATGGCCTGAGAGCTTTACTTTGAAAGAGGCGGCAGCCTTAATGGTGAAGCCTGTCGAGCAAGTCCAGGCACGAACACCAGAAGGGCGAGTGCCTTCAGCCTATGTCATAGATGAACTGGCGGAGCATTTCAACTTAACCGAAGGGGAACTCATAAAGCAAATAGAAGGTCTTGCCAATACAAAACAAAGATTCGCTGACCTTAGAGTTCTAGTTGATGTTGCTAACCAGAGAACAGAAGGCATTAAGCGGATGCTCAATATACTGGCTGAGGTAGAAGGTAGTCCTGAGAATGTAACACCAGTAGAGGTTACACCTGTTACCCCAGAGGTTACAGAAGGTTCTTTATATCAAGCTGATGTGGAGGCAAAAGAGGCTGCCCCTGTTGGCGAGCGAGTTAAACAGTCTTACATGACGGAGGAACATCTTGCTAAAGCCAGAGCAAGATTAGCAACCCTGCGTGATGGAACAATCACTGAAGAAGCTTCTGGGATGAGATGGAGATACGAAAAAGCAACTAATTCCCTAATAATGGTAGGTGATGAAAGTGTTGTGGTAAAGGCAGATAGTACCACAGGATTAAATATAATAGCTCGCAGTAAGAATGTTGAGACTGCAATCCCCAAAGCCGAAGCTGGTATGCCAGAGGCCGGCTTACAGGTGGATATGTTCGGCTACACAACGCCTGTTCAACCTAAAGGTAAGGGCAAAACCACACAAATCTCCCTTGACGATTATGCGAAACTGGTCGAAACATACGAAGAGCAGGGATTATCCCCGCCTTATACGCACATCAAGCCGAAGATAGAGGGCATTAGTGAGCTTTCGGGGGACACTGAGGCATGGCAAGTATCATTCTCCGTGCCAGAGGCTATGACAGCGGCTGAGCGGAAGGCAGCATTTGACAATCTAGCCAGTGAAGCAAAGACTCTGATGGAGGCTAGGAAAGCTCCATACTGGCAGGCCAGAGCGGAAAGAGCGACTAAGATGGAGATTGTAAGACAACCGGGGATCGGTGAAGGTTATATCCCCATGCCCTTCGCCGGCGGCAGGATATTTAACCAGGACTTCATCGATGCCTGTAATAAGTTCTTCGGGCATGAAAGCGGCAGCTCAGTTCTCAAGTTCACTAGCGATGCAGCCAGCATCTTGAGAATAACAAAGGCAAGCCTTGACTTTTCAGCCATGATGATTCAAGGACTGACTTCATTTGGGATTTCCCATGGGATGCTGCTGAGCAGCCCTAGAACTGGGTTAAAACTCATGGGTGGGTGGTATAAGGCATTAGCTGATTCTACTAGGGCGTTTTTCACCCCTGGCGTGTTCTATGGTTACATGGCAAGGAATGAGGATGCCGCCTTGCAAAGGGCGAGCTTTGGTGGGAGCTCCAGGGCGATTGATTACTTCGATGTCTTGAGGGGAAAGCACGGGCTTGCCAAGATAGCGGCATGGACCCTGGAGAGAATACCTTTGTCTCCATTTGAGAGAGCGGAGATGGCGTTTTACTCTGCCGGCGAGATAGTCAGGGATGAGTTCTGGAAGGCTCTCTCGCCAAAGGCATTAAAGCAGGGCAAGGGGTTTGAGCTGGCCAGGTCATTAGACTTAATGACGGGGCTGGCGGATGCCCAGGCTGCCGGTGTGCCTTTGACAATGAGGCAACTGGAATCATCTATCATGTGGTTTGCACCGAATTATACCCGGGCTTGTTTGTCTGTTGTAGCAGATATATTCAGGGGCGGTTACACAGGGGCATTTGCTAGGCAATCACTGGGGGGTTTGATGGCCGCTGGGGTGGCTTACTATGTGGGAATACAACTGGCAATGTCTCTCCTTTCAGGCAAAGACGATGATGAGGCCTGGCGCGATATAGCAGGGGGGCTGGGGATTCAGGAAGACCCAATAACCGGTGAAGTTACCTGGAGACCGACAGCCCAGTTTATGACTATTAAAGTCGGGAACTATAATTTCGGCCCCGGTGGCTTCTGGTATGGGCTTGTGCGGTTATTTGGAAATATCTCCGCTTGTATCAATGAGATTGGGGAAAGAGAGCGCATAGACCTTGTGCGGATTCTGAAGGGTAGTGACAGAATACCAATTAACAGGGATAATCCATTTATCTACTGGTGGTACACTCGTGCCTCGCCCCTGGTGGGAACTGGCTTAGAACTCATAAACGGCAAGGACTTTTTGGGCTATCCGATTGAGACACCGGCAGAGTATCTCAGGTATATCCTCTCCCGCTTTGAGCCTATCTGGATGGAGCAGGGGCTTAACTGGATGGTTCCCGGGGCAGTAAGAGATTATGAAATACCTGAAGGGACAGCCAAGGCAGCCGTGCCCGCTTTTGAGATATTCGGCTGGCGGACTTTCCCTGAATCTAGCTGGGTTAAGTTTTACGATAGGGTCAAAGAATATACCCCACAGATACCAAGAGATGAACTTGACGAAAAGCAAATAGAGGCCTGGGAGAAGGGGGCACTTGGCTGGGGAGAGCTAACAAAGAAGCAAAAACAGGACTTGCTTGAGCGCTATCCCGAGCTGGCCGAGCTATACGAAGCCGCCCAGGGTGACAGTAAGTTGCGCCAGACAGGGGAATGGGAGGCCTATACAAACAGGATAGATGAGGAGAGAGCAATCTACTATGAGAGGATAGACGAATACACTAGGAGATTGCAGGCTGGCGAAATCGGCACCAGGGAATATCGGGAACTTTGCAGCGAGGCCGGCCAAAACTATGGGGCTATCATGGAGGCCATGGAGCGAGACCCGACTTATGCCTCTATCTACGAATACTTCGATGAGAAGGAGGCTGAGGGCTCAAAATATGAGTTTCGATGGGACTTGGCTTATGCTGAATATAACTCACAGGTAAGGTTTGCTGATGATCCCGCCATGTATCTTTCCAATGGCGATTACAACTGGGACGAAAGAGACAGGCGGATTGATGGCTTTGTAGAGAAATGGGGGGCAGGCCTCTACCACGAGATTCTTGACTACATCACCGCAGAGAGGGAAGAGAAGGGGCTTAATTCAGTCTGGATAAGAAAGAGCCAGGATACGGAAAGGCTGGGCAGGGAATACTGGGAGCTTCCCTACAAGCCGATTTCTCAGATGACCGAGGATGACTACAACGAAGGGAATATCCCTGCCAAATACTACGGCTTATGGAAGCAGTATCAAATGCTGTCCGATGCCGAGAAGGAAGGCCTTTTAGCGCTGTATCCTGAGCTTTCTAAGGACTGGCGGGCTGAATATAGAAAGGCTCACCCCGAGGAAGATGCTATGCTAGCCTTGTGGGGTTATGGTGGAAAACTGCAATCTATGGAAGCCTATAACCTCCTGAGGCAATGGGGCAAGGAACTGGGCATATCCCTAGAAGACATGGGCTTGGGCTTACCCTCGGAGAGCTTGATTGATGACTACTTTGCCTACAATGACTTGGGAGTCAGTGGCAATAGCGCCGAGGCTAAGCTATGGAGGCTGGAGAATCCCGAATTTACTAATTGGGCGATGGAGAACTGGGGCTGGGAAGGGACTGAAGATTACAAAGGTATGGAGTATTACCAGTTTCAAATCAAGTGGCGGGATGCACAGACTGAATATGATGCCATAGAGGGAGACATTGCCAAGCAAAAATATCTACAAGAACATGGCGACTTCTGGGCTGCCAGACTAACCATGCGGGCTGAGGATTTAGAGTTTCCTGAAGATTTAACGCCTGCCTATGTGGAATGGTATCAGTCTGATTTCAAGGACTATGAAGATGACTGGTGGCTCATGGAGCATAAAGACTTTGAACAAGCTATGGTTCAACTATATAAGGACACAGATGGCAAAGAAGGCTGGGCAGAAGCACGGGATTATAGCAAAGTGCCTAGTAGAGAGGTTTATAACCTGTACCAGACATATTTAGGCTTGCCATCTGGAAATCCTCGATTAGACTTCAGAGCTAAGCATCCAGAATTAGATGACTGGCTGGTTTTAGCCAAAGGGTACACATCTATTAAGGACAGAGGAAATGCAGAAGCAGAACCTACTCCCTGGGAGACACAACAGGATGTGGAGAGGTTTAAGGAGTTATTTAAGTAAGGAGGAATTATGGCAAAAGGAATACCCAAAAGAGATGGCTCTGGCAAGGGGGTTAGGGCAAATAGAGGTAGGGGTGGATGCTCACCGACAAGGAATGTAGGAAAGGGAAGTAATAGAAGATAGGGTCGAAGGGTAAGCCACCGCCTTCAAGGGTGGCAAACAAAAGTCCGCACTAAGCGGGCTTTTTCATTTGAGCCGGTAAATCAAAGATGCTGGCTCTAGTTACTTAAGGAGGTGACCAATGGACGAAACCAAAGAGACCAACCAGGACGCTTCTCAGAAGTCTTCTGATGGTAGACCTGGGACTACTTCAAAGGAACCAGCCAAGACTTACACCGAGGAGGAAAGGGACAAAGCGGTTAATGATGCTCTCGCTACGGCGGGTAGAACCGCCAAAGAACTAGACGATAGGAAAGCTGGTCTTGATGCTGAGCGCCAGGAACTTGACGACCTGAAGGGCGAAGTTACCAAGGTACAGGAGCAGATAGATCAGGCCGAACTGGAGGCTGCTAAGGGGGACCCGGAAAGGCTCAGGGAACTCCAGGCTAAGAAGTCCTACAAAGACTTGCTGGACAAACTTGAGGCTAAGAAAAAGGAACTCGACAAGCGAGAGGCTGAGCTAAACCGCTCAAAGGCTGAACATGAGTCAGAGGTTAATGCAGCGAAGCAAACGCAGCTTGAAATCGAACTCTGGAAAATCGCAGAGGCAGAAGGTATTAAGGCCGAAGACCTCAAAAAGGGCATGAAAGACCTTGGCCTGACGACTGTTGAGCAAGCCAAAACCCTAGCCAAGACGCTGAAAACTGGCAAGCAGCCAGAAAGCAAAAAGGGTGAAAAGTTCGACCCCGACTCCGGTGTGACTTCTGGTGGAGGAGAGTCTTTGGAAGGCAAATCAGCGAGTAAGTTATTCGCTGAGGACTTCCGAGATGAACAGAAAAAATAGAACACAGGAGGAACACTAAATGATTACTGGATATTTCGCCAACACAACCGAAATGGTGAAGTTGGTGCAATCTAAGCTACTAGCTGGTGTCGTCCAGACGGTATATGAAGTTGGGCAGCTTATACCTAAGTTGCCTGTCACCACGATTGATTCCTACACCTTAAAATGGAATCGGGAGGCGACGCTACCTAGTATCTCCGCCAAGTCCAAGGGCGAGCAATACGGCTGGAAAGAAGTAGCCACCTATGGTCAACCTAGTGTGGCATTGAAGGAGTTTGGTGACCAATGGGCACTTGTTAAAGGCGCTCAGGAAACCTACAAAGACCCCAATGACTACAGGGGAGTCATTCAAGCTCAAATCATCAAGGGGGCACTGCGAACCATTGAAAACAAACTTGTCTATGGGGATGCAACCACCTACCCCAAGGAGTTCGATGGACTGGACAAGCTCTGCCCTGCCACCGGCGGACACGCTTTTGGTGCAAACCAGGACTTTGATGCTGGCGGAGCAGCCGGGGAACTAACCATAGCTGCTCTCCTGGAACTTATCAGACAATGCAAGCCCAAACCTAGTTTTATCCTGATGCCCCCAGCTATCAAGGATAAATTGTTCATCTACTCAATGGGCAAAGCTGGGGCTATCGTGATGGCCAGAACTCCTAGTGAGTTCGGCACTTTGGTCGAAACCGTAAACGGTATTCCCATCGTTACCTCAGATTATCTGTTGACTGAGAATGACAATGACGGTGGGTATCTAGGTTCAGGCAACCTGGTAAGCATTTACGCTATCAGAACTGGCTCAATTGAAGAGGGTGGCGTTAGCCTCTGTCTCGGTGGCTCAACTGGCGGGAAAGACTTTTTTGAGGTTGACCACTTTGATAAGCTGGAGGGTTACAACGCCGAGGGCATCCGAGCTTACTGCTACACCGCCCTGGCGATGGGTAGCCCCAAGTCTATTACCCGAATCCACAGTTGCGACCAGACGGCCGCTATCACTGATACCGGGTAAGCTGAGGGCTGAACCTTATCAGTCCTTCCTTTATAGGCTGAGCAGGCGCAAGCCTAGTCAAATAATTAGCGCCAAGTCAAACAAAAGAAGGAGAACCCAATGGGTACAATATTTACAGGAATTGAAAGCATGGTGCGCAGGCGAGTTAAGAGGGTGGCTCTTGCTGCGGGTGCTGCTGATGCTTTTGCCTTCGCATGGCAAAACCCAGAGGATAAGGCCATCATCGTAACCAGGGTTGTAGTTGATATTACCACTGCTGGCGGGACTGCAACTGCTGACCTGGATGTCGGTGTAGCCGCTAATGCTACCACAGGTGCTACAGACATCTTTGATGCCATAGACGCTGACGCTGCGGCTA